CACCAGATGCAGATTCACCTATTCGTATATTTATATTAGCCGTAAATTCTGCGCAAGGGCGAATGAGGATTGGTACAAACACAGTGTCGGCTGGAACTTGGTAGTCGTTTCCATCCTCATCGTGAAACGTGATTGGTACGTCGTCCTTCGCATTCGAGGGCAACACCAATATTTTCAAATCACTGCCGGCGTTTGTTATCGCATTGCCCCGCAATCTTATCCCGTGAGTCATTTTTCCTCCTACGCCGTTGAGACTTCAACGCCAATAAGCACCGCTCCCGATGCTATACCGGTGATGCTATGTGTGCTTTCCGCAGTGACGTACTTACCAGCACGAAAAACCCCGATCATTTGTGCGTCACCAAACATCTCAAGCTGACCACCCGTTGCATCCTTGATATATAGCACTTCCCTCGTCAGCGCCCCATCCCCTGCATCTGACTCTCCAACACGACCATCTTCTCCTGACGGAATTGTCATCAATGCGGAGATGCTGATGAATAGGGTATTGGCAGGAACCTGATAGTCGCTACCACCTGAATCGTGGAACGTAACGGGGGTGTCATCTTTAGCATTGCTCGGCAGAGTCAACACCTGAATTTTACTCCAGTCGTCTGTTCCCACCGCGTCCGATAATCGAAACACTTTTGCCATAATTCACCTCAAATCCCGTAAACCATCGCCTCTGCGACAGTGACCGCGCCAATATCGCTGGCAACCTGCGCCGTCGTCCGCCCCTCCAACCCATTCACCGTCCACCTGGCGTACTCATCATCGCTTGGCGAACCGTCTACCGTGACGATGTGATTGTCCGCGATGCCGTGCTGCACCTGGTGCGTGTGATCGCTCCGCGCGAACGAGTGCGCGCTGCCCTCAGCAGCCGCCGCCACCCCAACGATCTCCCCCGCTGCTGCGCAATCGAGCGGATCGGAGCCATCCTCCGGATCGTGCGTATCTTTGTGTGCGGCTGGCGTCGGCGTGATCACTCCCCCATCATCGTCGTCCGTGTGATCGTGGAGCGGAATATTCCCCTCGCTCCCCGCTTTAACCACGCTCCACTCAATCGTCGCCAGGTTGCTCGTCAGATTCCGCGTCCCGTCCGTTTTCAGCGTCACCGTCGTCGTGCCCGCCGCGTAGGACGAACTGACGCAGATCCTCTTCTTGATCCCATCCGCGCCACAGTCGCACAACACCGCCCGGTCCGCGATCAGATAATCGGCATAATTGCCCACCACAGAAAACGAGTCTACCCCGATAAAAGTCGCGCTCAGGCTCATATCTCTCCTCCTACCTCTCTACACTCCAGCACCAGACCGCTCGGCCCGCACTTGACCGGTCCCTCGATCTCGTAAATCGCCGGATCCGTAATCTCCACGCCGTAACGATGCGTCACCATCACCCGGTCACGCTCGTCGATCGTCGTCGCAATCGGCAGCCGGATCCGCGCGTCAATCGCCGGGACCGCGCCCGTTCCCTGCACCTCGTCGACCTGGACGTGCTCCACGCCGCACTCGGTCAGCTCGCCATAGACGTACTCCCGCGTCGGGTTATTGTACCCATCCTCTGTGCTCCGGTACGCGCCGATGCGACACGTATCCTGCATCGCCTCCTCCTGCGTCGCCTGCATCCGGCTCAATTCGGTCGTCGTGAATGCCCTCATACCCGATTCACTCTCCAGAATGCCCCCAGAGCGCAGAAGCCTGCCATTTTAGGCCAATTTCTGCCACAGTTTAGCACAAACGTTCTCTGGGCGCGTCCTACACACTCAGCACGGCCACGCCGCTCGCCAGATCCGCGTCTGGCGTGCACGTCACCAGGTCGTCCGCGTCGTTGTACAGCTCCGTCTGGAACGGCCCGACGAACCAATTCTCCGACGCCGTCACCGTCACCGTCCGCGTCGCGCTCTGCCCATCGAGCGTCTTTTGAATCGTGAACACCAGCGCCAGCGCGCCCGCGTCGTTCTCCACATAGAGCAGCGTGTGCCCATCGTTCGGGAAGGTGAACCCATCCGCGCTCGTCACACTCTGCAAATTCGCCTCCGCGCCCGTCCGATTCGCGCTCTGTCGCGTCAATGCCTCTGTCGCCATCGTCAATCCTCCTACGAGTAGGTTGGGTTTCGTTCCTCAACCCAACTAATCCTCTAGCCTTGCGCCCATCGCGTATCCGCGCCGGTCTCCTTCGGCCACTTTACCGCCGAAATCGTCCCCATCGCCCGCTTGCTGCGGTAGCGCGCCGCCATCTTCATATAATGCTCATAAGCCTGGCTCCGGCTGTAACGGCCTCCATCGGCAGAGAAATCGAAATCCTCCGCCACGGTCGCCGCCTTTTCCTCCCAGATGTCGGCGGCGGCGGCGTTCAGATCGTAGGTAGCGATCCAATCGTCGTTCTCCTCCTGCGTGGGCGGCTGCGTCGACGTATCCCAGGTGTAGGCTTCCTCGCCGAGTTCGTCCACCAATGGATACCGCTCGATATAGTCGGTGAGAGCATCATCGTCGTAGGTCGTATCATCCGGCTCGTCAACCATCCTCCGCAGTCGTTCGATCTGTGCCGCCGTCGCCGCCATCCTTCACCTCCGATGTAGGTTGGGTTGCGTTCCTTAACCCAACCTACAAACTATGCGTGGACATACTCGATGTAATACGTGCCCACCAACCCCGCCAGCGTCGCGCTTGGCGTCACCGTCACGTACTCGGCGGACCCCCACAACACGACCGCCGCAGCCACGGCTGTATCCACACACTGCTCCACGTTGTCCACCAGAATCGCGGCAGAGCCGACGTCTACACCGTCGAGCAACTCGTCGTTGCTCGTCAGCGATGCGGCCACACCCGCGTCCACCGTCGCCGCGCCCGTCGCCTGCGTCGTGACATTGATGATAAAGCGCGTGATGAGCAGATCAGCGCCCTCTGGGTTCGCCAGGTTGAGCGCATCGCCGCCGGTCGTGGTCGTCGCAGCCGTCAAGTTGCCGTACAAACAGCCTTTTCCTTGTGCCATCGTTTACCTCCTCCGATATAGTAGGTTGGGTTGAGGAACGAAACCCAACTACGTAATCAACTCCACCGCCACGCCGCTGCCATCCGCGCCCGTCACGGCGTCCATATTCCCGAACAACACACCCCGGTCGTTCGCGTCCAACTTGCTCGCGCCATAGATCATACAATCCTTGAGGAAAATCTTCCTCGGCGCGCCCATCCCCGCTGGAATCACGAAACCGCTCGTCATCGCCGTGCCCGAATTGTTCAAGAACAGACACTCGATGAACGTATTGTCCCGGTCGATCCCCGTCGCGTCGATCACCTCGACGAACCCCGCGCCAGCGTTCCCGGCCCGCATCCGCACCGTGCACCGCTCAAAGATGTTCCGATGCGCCTCCCCGTCGAACAGAATGCCCATCATCCCCGTCGCAGCGTCGATGGTATCCACGCCGATGGTGCAGTTGACGAACGTATTCTCCTCCGCCGCGTTCAGCTTGAGCGAAGCGCCGCCGTCAACCGCCTGCGTCGCGTGCCCGCCACCGGCAAAGTGCACATTCTCGAAATAGTTACGCCCTCCCGTGACCTGGACGTTGATGAGACTCGTCGCGTCGTCCACGCCCTGGAAGATGTAAAAATTCTTGAACATACACCCCGTCGCCGTAATGTTGAGCAGCGGCGACGCGCCCGTCAGCGTCGCGGTCTGAAAGATGCGCGAGCGCTGCGCGATCCGCGTCGGCGCGCACATCCCCAGGAGATGCGTATAGTTCTTGTCCCACGTCAGCGCCGCTGCCAGGTTGTTCCCGCTCGACCCGGCCAGGTAGAGCACGACGTCGTGCTGGTTCGCCGTGCACAGCGCCTCTGCCGCCTCGATGGAGGCAAGCGGCTTGTTCCAGCGGTCGCCCGGATTCGAGTCGCTCCCGTTCGCCGGGTCAACCACGTAGATATTCGAGTTCAACCCGCGCGGAATCCCCTGGAGCGCGATATACTCCTTGATTTCCTTTGGAAATAGAGACATATCACACCCCCTCTAGGTCGTCAGATAGGCGAACGGATAGCGGGTCGCGGCGGTCGTGTTCACCCGATTGATCGGGTTCGGAACCTGGAACCCCAGCCGCATCACGACCATAATGGCCGCCATCCGCTGCTGCATCAGGTTATAGACGATGTTTCCAGCCGAATCCTGGATGATGCCCTCGGTATAGACCTCGAACTCCATATCCTGGCGCATCGAGTAGACCAACTGCTGCCAGTCGCCCACGATCATCTTGTAGGTCGAACTGGCGATGCCGCTCGTCGGAAAGTAGAGCGGCGAACCATCGAGCACGTACCTGCCCGGCGCGCTGGGGTCCGTGTTGAAAATCGGGATCCCGTTCGCGTCCCGAGTGTCGCGCAGCTTGCCCTTCATCTCCAGGTGCGCGATGCCACCGGTGACGGCATAGCCATCCTGCTCGACCAGACTGAACAACTTGCCGTCGCCCAGGATCGCCTCGTAGAGATCCGTGCAGGCCGCGATAGATACGTTGTGAACCGCCGTGGCCGCCGCCGTCTGGATCGCCGTGCACCACGTGCTCGGCTTGTTCGTGCCATAGAGCACCGCGTTGTCGACCGCCACACCCAGCGCGGTCACCATCTCTGGCCGGACCTCGCTCCAGATCGGGATGCTGGCGTCGTTCAACACGTTGCGCGGAATGGGAACGAGCACGGCCAGGTCCTCGGCGTAGATAGAAACGTCAGCCCAGTTGACCTCGCTCGTCTCGACCAGCCCCGTGTCGGCGCCGGGAAAGTAGGCGGTCGCCAGCGCGCTCAGCACCGGCATCTTTTTCTCATACACGCTCATATCCCGCAGCCGCCGCGCCATCCGCATCACGTGCGACGCCTCTGGGACCGCGTTCACAAATTCTGTGCTGTACTCGACCGGGATGATCCCGGCCACGTCAGCCCGACTGATTACGTTTGTAAAAGCCATTCTTGGCCTCCTTGTCTAATGTCTAGCGAGCGCCCGCCTTCCGGCGGATGATGTCGTCCATCACGTCCCCGCCTGCTGGCGCGCCCCCGCTCCCCGTCCCCGTCCCGGCATTGCCAGGAGGGGAACCGGCTTTCTGAAACAGTTCCGGGGCGGCCTTTTTGACCGCCTCCCAATCCACGTTACCGCGCCGGTCGAACGCCTCGATGTCCTGCGCGGTCAGCCAGGCCAGCCGCGGATTCGTGCAGCCCGTCTCGGGCCGCGCCGCTTCCGCGAAAAAGTCCGCTCGGCGATTCGCCGATTCCAACTCATCACTCAGACCCTCCAACTGTTGCCTCGCCGTACTGCCCTCCTCGAGCGCCCCGGTTGCTTCCCGCAACTGGCGCGCCAAATCAGTCCGCTGCTCCCGCTCACCAGTCAATGCACCCTCCAATACACGGAATCGCTCCGCTACCAGATTCTGCACGCCCTCGTCAGCAGATTGCAGCCACTCGTCAAAACTCGGCATCGCGCCCCCATCTTGACTTGTGTTCTGATTTTCCCCACTGTTCTCTTGCTCAGACATTGCTCTCCTTCCTTCGGAATCACTCCAAAGCCGGGCATCGCGCCCTTATTGATGAGCTTGGCATCGCGCCTCCACTCATTACTACTTTAATAGCCCTTGCCAATCCTGTAGGTTGGGTTAAGGAACGCAACCCAACCTACTGACTCGCCTTGACCCGTTCCTCGGTTTCCTGAAGTTGCAGCTTGATCGCCGCCAACAAAGCGCCCTTGTCCTGGACAGACCAGTCTGATGCCTGTTCCTGATATAGTATCTCGACCACCTTTTGAATCACCTCGTCCGCTTTCATTCCCCTATCCTCGTCGTCCTAATAATGTCCGCCAGCTCCATCTTGCCCCAGGCGTCCAACGTGGGCAGATTCAACGGGTCGCCCTGGACCCCCGCGCAGACCGCCGCCGCGTCGTAATCGAGCGCCGAGGTCGCGCGCTCTCGGCTTTCGGCAGGCACCTGATCAATCTTGCTGATGCGGCCCGCCTTTGTCCGCGCCACGCGCTTGCGGCCCAACTCTTCGATCAACCGCATCCGCTGTTCGTAATTCGCCCGGCCAATATCCCGCGCGCTGTACCCCATCTGCCTCAATAGCACGCCTGCCTCTCGCTCCATCTCCTTTTTGGCGCTTGCCCACAGCTCGCCCTCCATCCGCTGGGCCTCGCGCCTGCTAAAGCGCCCCTGCCGGACGAGCACGACCTCCTTGCCCACATTCTGATAGTGGGAATCCTGCGCGCCGCGCCGCTCGGCGACGTGGACCCGGATGCCCTCTCTGCTGTACTTTTTATACAGCTCGTACCCCTCGCGCTCCGCCGCCTGCGCCACCACCTTCCAGTCCTCCACCGTCGCCTCGTCCGGCGAAACGCCCAGCACGTTCCACAATTCGGTGTTGAGCCGCTGCTCCTGCTGTAGCGACTGGTCGAGCGCGTCCATATACCCCTTGACGCCCTCCGCGCCAAACTCGTCCCCCGCCGCCAGCATCGCCTCGTAAGCCTCGCGCGCCTCCGCCAATTCCGCCGCCGCCTGCCGCTCTTGCGCCGGGATGACACGGCCCGGACGCCCGCCCCGGTCCGGCTCTGGCTCCGGCTCTGGCGGCGACAACCGAGCCGCCCCCGTCTCCCCGCCCCGCCCAGCCAGCAAATCCGCCAACGACGTCGGCCTCAACCCCGCCCCCCACGTCTCGTCAAACGTCGGCGTCGCCAGCGCCCCAAACTCAAACTGCCCATCCCGCCAGGCGTCAAACTTGCCCGGCCCCAGAATCGACCGCTGCACGCCCTCCGGCTGCGTCCTGAACCACGCCTCGCCGCTCAACCAGTGGATCTCCGGCATCCCATCCACCAACGGGACCGCCGTGCAACGCCCCTGCGGATGGTCCGAGATCGTCGCCTCCAGCGAGTACAACGTCCCCTCGTCCGCGATGCAGGCCGCGCAGACCCGGCTGTCGTGCGCCGCCAGCCGCTTTTGCCCCTGCACCACCCCGCTTGCCTTGTACTGGTCCAGGCCCGCCTGGCGGTAGACCCGCATCTGCTCGGACCGGGCGATAGTCAGCGCCTTGGTCAGCCCCCCCGCCAGCGAGTCCCGCATCTTGCGCGCCGTATCGCGTGGGTTCCGCCCCAGCGCCGTGCTATCCACCAGCGCCTGCGTCAGTTGCGCCCACACACTCGCCCGCTGGTCGCCGGAATAACCGGGCGCGATGCGCTCCCTCAACAAATCGCCCAGCGGCCGCCCGTCCCCCGCGACGCCGACCATACTCTCAATCGCCTCGACCGGCAGCCGGTCGAACTGCGGCCCCACCCGCCCCTCGTAGCTCAACTGGATCGCCTGCGCCGCCTCGGTCAAACTAACTCGCCCCTCGCGCTCCTGCCCCTCGCGCACCCGCCCCTCCGCCCAGCCCGCGTACTCGGCGAATTGCTCTTTTGTCTGCGCTAACAAACTCTTGTAGCGCGTCATCCGGTAGAGCGCCCCCGGCGTGATCGCCTTGCCATTCTCGCGCCGCTGCGCGAAATCGTAGGCCAGCGCGTCGACCTGCGCCTCGAGCGCCCGCTCCACGCCCAGCCAGCGCCCGGCCATCTCCCGCATCTGCCCCGCCTCCCGCTGGAGCAAACCGGCCTTGAACTCACGCATCGCCGTCACGACTACTGGTTCCGGCATCCCTCTCTCCTGTAGGTTGGGTTAAGGAACGCAACCCAACCTACTACTGAGAACATCCGTTCTATTGAAATCCGCCCCGCGTTGTGGTATACTGGCGTTGAGCTCACGACTCGCCAGCATCCTGGGCGTTGCGTTTCTCACACAATCTGATAAAATTGTGGTCACAGGCCCGCAGCGGAAAACGCCCCGTCGAGTCGTGAGCTCCCGGAAGCGCAGACCGCTGTGGGCTTGTGCTATCGAGTAAAGGAGCTCACGATGCAACTGAAACACATCCGCCCCTACCTGGCAGACGTGCGCCTCACGGTGGACGACTGCACCCTCCTGGCCGAGGTCCTCGACGACTGGCCAGCCGCCTCCCCCGCCCGCGAGATGGACATCCAACGCGCCGACACGCTGGGCGCCGCCTTTCGCGCCCTCGCCGTCGCCGCCCACGCCCTCTACGAATACGGTCCCGCGTCCACCCATCTCAGCTTCTAGCCTCCCTCTCCGGCCCCTGCCCCGTTCCCCGACGGGGTAGGGGCCTCATCACGCCTCACCGACCGGTCAAACGTGGCCCGCTCCTCAAATTCCAGCCGCTTGGCCTCGGACCATTGGCTGGTCGGCCTCATATACCCCACGACGCGAGAATAAACCTCGCAAGGGACCTTTCGCTCCTCAGTCATCGCCCTTGCTCCTCTGCCCCTCCGCGCCCCCTTGCCCCTGCTCCTGGTCAAACCTTCTCTGCTGCTCCAAAAGCGCGCTCGCCAAACTCGACTGCGCCGCCGCCTGTTCCTCCTGCTTATCCGCCGCCATCTGCGCAATGTCCTCCTCGCTCCAGCCCTCGCGCCGCAACACCGTCGCCAGCGGCACGCCTGCGTTCACATTCGTCTGGCGCGCCTGCGCCTGCGTCATCGGCTGGAGCGTCCTCGGGTCCTTGAACACGGTCGAGATCTTGCGCCGGTCCACCTCTGCGCCCTCCAGCCGCAAGAGCGCCTGCGCCACCCGCCCCCAATCCGCCTGGAGCCGCTCCACGTACCGCTCCGCCTTGGCGTTGAGCGCCGCCTCCAGCGCCATCAACGCCTCACCGCTGGGATTGCTCCCCGCTTTCTCGAAAAAGTAGTGTCGCGGTGTGCGCGTGATGAGCGCCACCGCCGTCGCCAGCTTTTCGATGGGCGCCATAAAATTCGCCAGATCCGTCGCCGAAAACTCGCCCACGCTCGTCCCCTGGCCGTACCCGTCGCCGCCCGGAATGTTCCAGATCTCGTTCGGCGCGTTCTTGAGCTGCCCTTTTACGTCCATATTGCTGATAATGTACCGCTGGCGGAACGCGGCAAACTCTGCCGAGACCATCATATCCGCCAGCAGCTTGTTGACCGCGTCCTGGAGCGAGAGCACGCTCGACGACAGCTCGCTCTTGATCGCCCGCCGCTCGCGCCGAAAGTGATAGATCGGCACCTCGCCAAAATTGTGCTTGGCCGTATCCTGCAACACGAACGCTTTCGCCTCCTCGACCCGCTCCGTCTGGCTCCGTGTTTTGTAATACTCGATCTTGTCGGCATAGTAGAGATTGAGGTACATATATCCGTCGTCCCCCGCCCACCACTTTGTCCCCAGCCGCTTGACGATGGGATGATCCGGCTCGTAGAACAGATGGCAAAGCAACGGATCGTTATAGTACGCCTCCAGCCCCACGACCAGGTCGTCCCAGACGATGACAAACGCCTCGCCCGTGACGAGCATCGCCAGGTGCACATCGTCGTCCGACAGCTTCATCTCCGTCGCCAGCCAGAGGTCGTTGAGCTTTTGCGTCAGCCCTTTATTGCCCGAGACGACAAACCGCTTTAACACCAGCTTGTCGAGGACCGCGTTGACCACCACCTCGCACCAGTTCATACAAAAGCGCACGTCGATCATATTAAACACCGACTGCAACCGCTGCGTCGAATAGCGCAACGGCTGGTCGCCGTCGTAATACTGCCACAGCTTGGTCAGCGGTCTGTTCTTCGCCTTGAGCGCCTGGACTGCCTGTTCGAGATCCGTCGCCATACCCTCACTCCTGACCCAACTTACCCTTGATAACTCCGCGCCTCTACATTCCGCCGCGTGAGCATCTGCACCGCCCCGCTCACCGCGTCCACCTGGTCGTCGTGCGCGCCGCGCGGAAAGGCGAGCGCCTCGCTCACAAAATCGTCGTTCCACGGCGCGCGCAGCATAAAGACCAGCCCGTCCTCGATGCGGCTCGCCCAAACGTTCGCCCGCACCTGCTTGTTGCCCACCTTTTGCGGGTTGACCGGCGTAACAGCCACCCCGGCCAGCTTCGGGTCCCGCGCCATCTCCTGATAGTACCCCCCCTGCTGGCCGCTGATCTCGATGCCCTGCGTCACGCCATTGTCCCGGTTCATCACCTTCACCATCTGCCCGCGCGCCGCCGCCCAGGGTCCGGCGATGCGCTTCACGTCGAGGATGAACAGCCGCCCGTCCCGGTGGCGCGCCACCTTCCCCCCGACGATGTAATCCGCCCCCTCCCGGCCACTGACGGCCAGGTCCCAATAACGGGCCGTCTCGAGCGTTTCGGGCAACTGATGCTCGCCGATCACCTGGATGTCGTGCGCCTTGATGAGCGCGCCCTCCAGGTTGCGCGGTCGCTGCTGGTAGAGCGCGTCCCACTCGTACCCGCCCACCGCCGTCTTGATGCGCGCCAGCGCCTCCCGGCCATATTTGCCCGCCCACAGAGGCTCGCCCGGCGCGCGGCCCAGTTCATCGTCGCCCTTGTACCAACCCTCCTTCATCGCCCGGAGCTGGTCAGCCCGCGACACCCTACCCGCCCACGGCTCGGCGATGGCCGGGAGAGAGAGCACCACCCACTGGTCGGCGATGTCCGCATCCGCGTCTGGCGACTCGTCGACCATTCGCTTGAGCAAGCGACCCGCCAGGTCGTCCTCGTGCCAGCGCTGGTGCATCAGCACCACCGCGCCGCCCTTTTCCAGCCGCGTGTAAAACGTCGACCGATACCAATCATCCACCCGGTCGCGCGTCGATTGGCTCTGCGCCTCGTTCCGGTTCTTGAACGGATCGTCAATGATCCCCAGATTCGCCCCGCGCCCAATCAACGAGCCGCCCACGCCCGCCGCCACCAGCCCGCCCCGCCGCCCCTCCAACTCCCAGGCGTCGACCGCGCGGCTCTCTTGCGAGAGCGCCACCGGCTCCCGAATCCCGCTTTTCAGCCCAAAGACTGCCTGGAACGGGTCGTCGACCACAATCGAGCGCACCTGGCGCGAAAACGTCATCGCCAGGCTGCCCGTGCACGAGGCCAGCATCACCCGCAAGTCCGGGTTGCGGCCCATAAACCAGGCCGGAAAGCGGACCGAGACCAGCTCGCTCTTGCCGTGCCGGGGCGGCATAAAGACCATCAACCGCCCGATCCCCTGCACGCCGCCGCTGCGCACGTACAGCTCGACCTGTTCCAGATGCCAAGCGAGCAACTTGTGCACCGCCTCCGCCTGGTACTGCCGGAACGTGTACCAGGCAAAGGGAATCAGTTGTCGCCGCGCCAACTCGCGCCGCGCCATCTCTTGTCTCGCTCCCTCCACCCGGTTGCTCGTCATCTCACTCCTCGTGTAAGGTTGGGCGTCGTCCCGGAGAGGCCGCCGCCACTCCGGGGTTGCGTTCCTTAACCCAACCTACTCATCGTCGAGACCAAAAATCGAGCGCAGCTCTTCCCGCTGCCCCTCATCCGGCCAATCGCCGAACGCGGCCCCAAGCAACGCCCGCATCACCGCAAAATAGACCACCTCGACCGGCAGCCGGTACGCGATCCAGCACGCCAGCCCCTTAAACATCGCCCTGCCCCTCCGCCCCCTTGCCCCCCTGCTCATCGACCACCTCCCAATCCGGCAACTGCGCCATCGAGGCCAGATCCTCCGTGCTCGCCCCCTCCAGGTCCTCGATGAGTCCCACGCCCACTTTTTGACGGCGGACGTAATCCCCCGTCATCTCCAAGGCCAGCTTGCGGTCGGCGTGGCTGTGGCGGCCATCCACCTTGCTCGCGCTCTCGACCAGCGCCGCCAGCATCCGGCTGCGCGCCTTTTCCAGCACCGAGACGGTCAACGTGCGCAACCGCGTCACCAGCGCGGGATTCTCTTGCTTCCACATACTGATGACCCGGTCCGACGTCAGCCCCAAAACCCGCGTCGCCAGCTCGTGCTGCGTGTGCGGGATGCGTTTGCGAGGCGGCTGCGCCTCCCACAGCATATAGACCGCCTGGCGCCAGGTCCAGCCCTCGTCGAGCAGCGTCCAGTAATCGTCCATCCACGGCCCGCTCTCCTCCGTCGCCTCGAAAATCGCCCGCGCCTCTGCGCTCTTGAGCTGCGCTTCCGAAAGCGGGTCGAGCGCCCCCTCCATCCCCGGAAGCGTGAGGGGATTGGCAAGTTGCGGCAGGGATGGAGGGGTGGGGGGGGGCGAAATTCCCACACCCACATCCAGCCCTGCCGCAAACTGCGAATCTTCTTCTAAAATGTCCATCCAATCGCTGCTCATAATCTCCCCGTGTTGGGTTGCGTTCCTTAACCCAACCTACCCAACCTACCCGACCTACTTGTATAACCCTCGCATAATCTCCGCCGCCAGCGGCAAATACTCCACCCCCACCATCTGGCCACTGGCGAAAATGACGCCCACCGCTGTCGAGCGCCGCGCCTTGGCAAATCCCTGCTCGTCGGCGTACCGGTCGTGCTCCTTGTACGCGCCGCACATCACCGCCATACAATCCCGCCCGCCCGCGCTAAACCCTCGCGCAAACCCGCCTCGATGCGTGTGCGCCCCCACGCCCAGGTCGAAATCCTGATCCCACTTGGCCGCCCGCTCGATGCCGTGGCTGGGGTTGTAAATCGAGCTTCCCTTCCACTTGTGCCGCACCCGCACCCGCCAGGCCGCCTCTCCCACCTGGAGCCTAAAGCGGCAATCCGCCTCATCGTACAGCACTCGCGGCGTCACCGACGCCACTACCTCGCGGAAATAGTCCACCCCGCCCAGCTTCCAGATCCACGCATCGTGATTTCCCCGCACGCACACTACCAATTTCGGCCCCAGGATACGCAGATACCGCCGCAATAGCGCCCACTCGTCCGGGATCGTCAGTCGCGTCTCGAACCGCTCCGCCTTCATCCGGTCGAGGATAAACTGGTCGACCAGGTCGCCCACCGTCGCCGCCCACATCCCCTCCGTCTCGCGGATGATGCGCGCTTCCTCGAAAGCGCGCGGATAGTTGACGCCCGCGCCGCCAAAATGGAGATCCGCAATCCAGGCCAATCCAACCGGCCCCTTGTCAAAGTGCAATCTCTGAGCCGCTCGACGTTGCTGGAGCGCCCGCGACCGTTCCCACTCCCGCACCGCCCGGCCGTACACCGCCTCCTCGTCGACCGACTCCCCGGCCAGCACGCCCTCGATCGCCAGGCCCGGGCCGCTCCCTCCCAAGAGACGGCGGAATAATTTCACGCCCGCTGGATCATCGCCTCCACCAATGTCGGATCAACGTGCTCCTTGAGGACCGGGACCGGGTCGAGCCATTCGATCCCTGGCGACAGCCACGCATTCCACCGAAACCGCTCCGCCGCCATATCGAAATGGAGATGATCGCCGGTCTCCCAATTCCCCAATCGACCCAGCAGGTCCCCGGCCAGCACCTCCTCCCCCTTGTCCACCAGAATCTCGCCCAGATGAGCGTACCGCACATAGAGCACCCGACCCACGTGGCTGTGCGCCACCACCACCACGCCCAGCCAGCCCTTGCTCCGGCCCACCTGGTCCACCACCCCATCCGCCACCGCCCAGATAGGAAAGCCCCGCTCCACGTCTCCCCACGGCGCTTTATCCAGGTTGATGTCCAGCCCCGTGTGACGATATCCCCCGTTCAACCGACCCGTTGGGTCGTGCACCGTCGCCACGTACCAATCCTCCGGCGGATACTCCTCCGTTCCCACCGGCAGATACCAGCCCAGGCCCATCCTATCGCGCAGCGCCTCCGCCGCCTCCACCAGCTCGCCAGAGCGACGGCGTAGATCCTCGGCGACCTCCATCACCTTCTCCACCGCCCAGGAGTTGCTCATTTCTGCTTCATCCTCTCGGCGATCCGCTCGCTGATCTGCTCGGCCAGGTCGGGAATCAACAGCTTGGTCAGCTCCTCGTATACCTTCCGCGAGAGAATATCGCCGCGATAAAACAGCATCAACGCCCACAGCGCCAACGCCGTCACGCCGAGCGTGTTCGCCAGGTCGATGATGTCCTTGAGAGTCACTGGCTCCATTAGCCGAACTGACCCTTGACCTCCGCCTCAATCATCGCGCGGATCGCGTCGGCATATTCATCCAGGTCGAGCGGAATCCCCGCTGCCGCGAGCTGCGCCTCGACGAACCGTATCGCCACCTGCAACTTGTCCTCCCCATACTCAGATAGTTGTTCAGAGAGTCCCAATTGCTCGGCGGCATTCACTGCCGCGTAGACGATAGCCTCAATATCCCTCCACTTGGCGCTCGTCCGCAACTGTTCCAGATACCGCTTTACCTCCGCCAGCACCCACGTCAAGAGTAGCGGGACCCCCACCTGGATCACAACCATCAGCAGATTTTGGACGATAGCGACCTCCGCCTCGCCCATACCGCCACCCCCACCACCTGGAGCGGGCAACGGCGAAATCGGCGTCGGCAACGGCGAGACGGGCGGACCCGCCTCCGCGCATCCGACCAGCAGCAGCGACAACCCGAGCACAACCAGCGAAATCAGCAAAAACAGCCTCTTCATTTCAGACCTCCTTGTCCACAAACCAAAAAAGCGCGCCGCCCAGGGTTTCCCCTGAACGACGCGCTTCATACGCTTACGCCGGACCCTTCCGGGTCTATTCAATTTTCCTCAGATGATAGCGTGGTTACATCCGAGGTAGCCTTTCACTCACGGCCCACCCACGCCAACCTAAATTTGGGTATCAACGCAAATGCGCCGTATCCAATTGTTCCCGCTCTATCGTCTCCACGTTCACCTTTGGACCGGCGCAACTAATCGTCAAATGTATCTTGTCGAGGGACTCGATCTTGTTGCGACAACGAATCAGCCAGCGCACAATGGCGGCAATTCGCCCGTCTACTGTAACCCTTTTCTTGTCATCATCCAGGATTGTCAGCACGATAGCCCCCGCAAATTAGAACAGATGTGCTGATTATACTCGATTTTTGGGGTGGTGTCAAGCGCCCAAACCTATTCTGAGAACGCCTGTTCTATTGAAATCCACCCCGCGTTGTGGTATACTGATCTTGAGCCTCTAACTCGTTGACATTTTGGGTGTTGCGTTTCCCACACATTCTGATAAAATATGATTGTAAGCCCGCAGCGGCTAACGCCCCGTCGAGTTAGAGGCTCCCGGAAGCGCAAACTGCTGCGGGCTTGCGCTATCGAATAAAGGAGCCTCTAAATGCAACTCAAGACTATCCTCCCCTACCTGGCAGATGTGCGCCTCACGGTGGACGACTGCACCCTGCTGGCCGAAGTCCTCGACACCTGGCGCGTCGCCTCCCAGGACCGCGAGACGGACATCCAGCGGGCCGACACGCGGGCCGACACGCTGGCCGCCGCCTTCAGCGCAATAGCCATCGCCGCCCACGCCCTCTACGAATACGGCCCCCCGTACATCGAAATCCGTCCTCAACATCGAGTCTAGCCCCTCTTCGCTCGGCCCCTGCCTCGTTCCTCGACGGGGTGGGGGCTGCCTTACTATCAGGTCGATGCTCAATACTGAAAACGTCCACTGAGTCATAGTTCCCATATAGGCGCTGCGCTTCCCGCAACGCAACCTCGCCAACCTCCGAATCCGACACACCAGCAATCTCAACTTGCCTAACATCGACCATCATCACGTTAACAAGGTACATCACACCTCCATCTCCCTATTGCGCCGGACACACTCACAATTTGCCAACTCTGGGCCAAGCCCCATATACTCATCACACGGATGGCCACACGGCTCCCAGGCATCAGTCGGGCTTTGGGCAGGCGGCAGGTTCGGTGAGTGGCCCAGGTGTGTATTTGTTCTAATGTGAGGGTTGTAATCCGTTGGTAATGATGGCGGTTGGTTTTGCAGATGGCTTATAAGGTTCAGCGCCATTTCCAGCAAATTATAGTAGCTACGATAAGATGACATTTTTCTCCTTTAGACACATAACTACACAATTGCATTGATGATCGCCTCGGCATCATCATCTCTAATATCCTCGTCCAACAAAACCGTCAGCGCATAGTATCTATCTGTCATCTTGCCTCCATAAATCTCTCGATCTTCCGCCGTGCACCATCCACGGCCTTGGCCAACGATTCCCCTTCCTCCGTCAGGAATCCCCCCACGCACACCGTCACCCGCCCGCTCCCATTCACCCGCGAAAACGTCACCGCCGCGCTGTGCTCCGCACACCAGGTCACGGCGTCGGCCTCGGGCGTCTTTCCGATCAGCCCTGGCCCGCCGCCCACCCAATGCTCCACCGGCGAGGAGCGCATCGCCTGTACTTCTACGTCTTCATCTTTAAGTGCGGTGAGATACTTGCGTGTTGTATCGAGGTCTTCGTGGCCCAGCATCTTTTGCAATTCTACCACACTCATTCCACCGCGCAAGTGTTCAATCGCCGACGTATGCCGGAATAAATGAGGATTGCAGTGGATGCCCGTCCGCTCCTCCAAGCGCGTCAGGATCCCCGTCAACGTGTACCGCGTCATCGCTCGCCCCTTCTTCGTCAAGAAGAGATTCGGGGCGAAATTTTGCGGCCTCTCTTTGTCCAAGTACAATTGTAGCGCCATCAGCGACCGCACCTGCACATACACCTGGCGCTGCTTGTCACGCTTCCCGATCACCCGGCACCGCCCCGTATCGAAATCCACGTCCCCCACCATCACCCCGCACAACTCACTCGCCCTCGCCGCCGTATCGAGCAAAAATACGAGAATCGCCCGGTCGCGCAACGGGTTCCCGGTCTCGCCTGCGGCCCGCAACAACTCGGCGAACTGCCCCCGCGTCAGCGTCTCCACCAGCCGCTTCGGCAGATCCGGCGTCGGGACCGCCTTCACCACATTCACATCCGCCAGCCCAATCTCCGGCGTCGTGAACCACGTCCACAACGCACTCAACGCCGCGTGCTGCCTCTGTATCGTGTGCGGCGACAACCCTCGCTCCCGCTGCTCCGTCACATACTCCGCCACATCATCCAGCGCAATCGCGGCCACATCCACCTCCGCCCCCTGCCACTCCACAAACTGCTCCAAATGACTTCGGTCAGTCCGCATAGTCGTCCGGCTCACCCCCGCCGCCCGCACTTTGAGATACCGCCCCACTGCCTCGCCCAGCGCCGTCATTTTGCAAAGCGCGCCACCAGTCCATCAAGCCACGCCGCCAGCCGCCACAGCCAGCTCGGGACCTCCTCCGGCAGCACCTCCAGCCGCTCCCACCGCCCGCAGCCACAGCACACCCCATCGTCAGCCAGCACCAACCCACACTCGCTACAAAACTCCACGTCACACCCCCTTGGTTCCACAACTGCTACGATTTTTCGAGGCCGTCCCCCGCGCCCCGCCAGGCCACGAAATTTGTTGGGGGGAGGGTACACCCACTCCCACCCCCCACCCACTCACTGGGCAACACCCACCGCCCAACCCAGTGCTGATAATTCCGCAAATCATTACTAATATACTCCCCGCACTCTCTCTCTATTCCCCACACTGGTACTACTAGTACTAACAGTACTATTTGTACTAGTAGTACGAGAGGTACTAGAGGTACTAGTTGTGTAGAGAGAGGTTCCCCCAAGCGCCATTTTGCTACATAAAAACGAAATAAGGGAATCATCTTTTCCTGGTTTCTACGAAGTAGCCCGCGCCGCAACCTGCGCATTGAGCAACGAGGTGATCTGCCCCAACAAAGCCAGCCAATGCTGTTCCAATCGCCCAGCCTCGGCATCATCGCCACGCTTCCGAGCCTCAGCAATGAGCCTCTCGCCTTGATTCAATCGCTCCTCAACCTGACCTATCTTGATGGCAAGACCTGCCCACACTGCCTCTCTCAACTGCGCTCGTGTGTACGATGCCTCGACCATGCCATCCTCATGCTTTTCCCATTGCTCGTCAACAGCAGGCAAAGTGGACTCTGGCGGAATCATGAGGATGACGTATATCTCCTCACCGCCATGCTGTAGCTGGTCAGGTAGCCCGATCTGATAATCCATCAGAACTCGATCTCTCCTTGAGCCTCAACTGGCGGCTCTGGTTGAGGACCATGACCATTGAGATCTAGCTCCTCTTTCTTCTTTGGCTCCAATCCAAACCGTCGAGCGTCCACCTTGAGAACGTTGTACTTGTTCCCA